GTTTAATCTGATAATTAAGGAGTGATATTATGGCATTTGCCAATTCAACCGTATCAGACATTATTGCAACTACCATTCAATCTCGTAGTGGCAAATTGGCTGACAACGTAACACTAAACAACGCAGTTCTTGACCGCCTACGCAAACGTGGCAATGTTCGCCCATTCAGCGGTGGTAACGTGATTCTTGAAGAAATCATGTACAACGACAGCAACACAAACAACACTAACTCATACAGCGGTTATGAAACTCTGAACATTGCGCCTAACAGCCCAATTTCTGCAGCTCAATTCTCTATCGCTCAATACGCTAGTGCTGTAACAATCTCTGGCCTAGAAATGTTGCAAAACAGTTCTAAAGAAGCAATCATCGACTTGTTAGAAGGTCGTGTACAGGTTGCTGAAGGCCAATTGATGAACCGTATCCAAACAGACATCTACGGTAACGGTACAGGTAACGGTGGTAAAAACTTGACTGGTTTGGCTGCTGCTGTAGCTGATAGCCCAGCAACAGGCGTGTATGGCGGTATCAACCGTGCTACATGGTCTTTCTGGCGTAACCAAGCGTTCTCTGGCGTAACAGACGGAGGCGCTGCTGTTTCTGCTGCTAACATTCAATCTTACATGACACAATTAGCTATCAAGCTAGTTCGTGGTAATGACAAGGCTGACTTGATTGTAGCTGACAACAACTACTACAGCCTATATGTAAACTCATTGCAAGCTATCCAACGTGTAACTTCTGCTGAAGAAGGCGCTGCTGGTTTCGCTTCATTGAAATTCTACGGTGGCGGTACATCTGCTGACGTGGTACTTGGTGGTGGTATTGGTAACCAAGCAACTGCAAACCATATGTGGTTCTTGAATACAAACTACATCTACTTCCGTCCACATGCAGACCGTAACTTCACACCAATCGGTGGCGAACGTCAATCTGTAAACCAAGACGCAGTAGTGAAATTGATTGGTTGGGCTGGTAACTTAACTAGCTCTGGCCCACAATTCTCTGGCGTATTAACAGCTTAATTAAGGAGAATTAGACATGGCATATTCAGTAACCCCAATTTCAGGCGTTGACCTTACTTCAGCAGCTCAAACACAAATCGCATCTGATGGTTCTACACTCATTCCTAACATGGGTCCATTAGGTAACGAAGTATTTGGCTCTGACGGTTTGCGTTATGTTTTCGCTAAAGCAGGTAATGACTTTACTGCTGGTGAAACATCATGCTCAATCAGCACAACTACATTTGTTGCAACTTCAACAGGTGGCGCTTATATCGCTCCTGCTGTAGCTTTGTTGACAGGTCAATATGGCTGGTTCGGTAAGGCTTCAGTTTAATAACTGATTGATTCTCCTCCCTTCGGGGAGGGGTTTCTACTAGGTTTTCATGGTGAGAGTCTAGTACAAACCCAAACCACTTTGGAGAATATCAATGTATCAAACTGACACAAACAGCCCAGACTCACGTCTGAATATCAAGTTTTACCAACGAGCAGTACAAAACAACTTCAAGACAGCATTAGAAGGCCGCCCAATTATGGAAATGCGTGACTTCATTTTGATTGAAGTTCCTGGCAACCAAACTTTGAGCATTGATACTTTTGCTCAAGATGAAGATAAAAAACGCTTCCCTATCGAATGGGCAAGATACCAAAACGAAAAGGTAGATGGTGAAATCGAGGGTACATTACTCAATGATTGGCCTGTACTAAATGCAGCCGTAGCTGCTGAACTCAAACATTTTAAATTCTACACAGTAGAGCAGATTGCTGGTGCTTCTGACGCACAATTAAACACAATCGGTATGGCAGCAGGTATGTCACCATTTGCTCTGCGTGATAAAGCAAAGGCTTTCTTGTCAAGCGCAAAAGACACAGCTTTAGTTCAACAACAAGCTGACGAGTTATCTAAACGAGATGAAATCATTGCTCGTATGGAAGCGCAAATTGCCGAGTTAGCTGCTCAAGCAAATAAACCCAAAACCAAAGCGAAAGCAAAGGTAGAGGAAGAAACTACAGAGGAATAATATGGCACTAACTCTCTTGCAACTGGTACAACAAGCATCCGTAGAAATGGGTCTTGCTTTGCCTAACTCCGTAGCAGGGAATACTGCTGCTGATGTGCAACAACTTTACTATTTAGCTAACGCTTTAGGAAATGAGCTTGCGAGAGAGTATCCTTGGGAAGCCCTTAACATTGAATACGATTGGTACTCACAATATACCCAATCTGATGGCGCTATTATTGAGGGAACTTACGACATCGTAGGCGTTGACCCTGCAACAGTCGCATTTATCAATGCTCAAGGCGCCACAAATTTCCAAGTACAAGGTTTAGGCGTTATTCAAAGTACAGCAGTCGTATCTGCATTAGGTACAACAGTTACTATTAACAGCGCTGCAACTAGCGATGGCAATGGTCAATATACATTCGGTCAAGTTAAATATCCTCTACCAGCAGGGTTTGACCGTATCACAGACAGAACACAATACGATAAGTCTAAACGCTGGGAAATGCTTGGCCCAGAAACACCACAACAATGGCAATGGTTGAAGTCATCTTATATTTCAACTGGTCCTCGTATTCGCTGGCGTATCATGGGTTCAGAGTTCCAAATCTGGCCTTTGACATCTACTAACGAATATTTAAGTTTTGAATACGTTTCAACAGATTGGGCGAGGACTACTGCTGGCGCTTCATTGCCACAGTTTACAAATGATAGTGACACTTCAATCTTCCCTGACCGTTTGATGGTTTTGGGATTGAAAAAGAAATACTTTGAAGTTAAGGGCTTTGATACTTCATCTTATCAACGTGATTACGATATGCAACTTAACATTGCTAAATCTAATGACCAAGGCTCACCAACATTGTCACTTGCACCAAGAACAGCCAACGTATTGATTGGTTGGGAGAATATTCCAGACGCAAATTATGGAGCTTAATTATGGCTATCGCTAAAAGAGCAGTATCACAGCCAATTAGCTTGCCAGCTCCTACAGGTGGTTGGAACGCACGAGATGGTTTAACAGCAATGGGTCCTTTGGATGCCGTTACTTTAACTAACTGGTATCCAGCAACCACAGAAATGCAATTGCGTAATGGCTATGCAAAATGGGCTACAGGGATTAGTGGTCAAGTTCAAACCTTAATGGCTTATGCAGGTGGCACAACAAACACATTATTTGCGATTGCAGGTGGTAGTGTTTATGACGTTACTTCACAAGGCGCAGTAGGTTCAGCAGTTCTAACAGGATTGTCTAACTCTAAATGGGGTTATCTCAATCTAGCGACTTCTGGTGGCAATTACTTATCTATGGCGAATGGTGTAGATGCACCTCGTAACTATAACGGTTCTGTATGGTCAACGCCTTCAATAACAGGCGTTACAGCCACGAAATTGCGTGACCCTATACTCTATGCCCAAAGACAGTTTTTTATTGAAGATGGCACGTTAAAAGTATGGTATTTGCCAGTTCAATCTATCTCTGGTGCAGCGAATGTTGTAGATGTATCAGCATGGGCTACAAAAGGTGGCTATGTTGTATCTCACGGCACTTGGACTATTGATGCAGGACAAGGTGTTGGCGACCATTATGTGATTATGACATCACGAGGTCAGGTGATTGTTTATCAAGGTGATGACCCTGCTTCTCCAACAACATGGTCTATGGTTGGTGTATGGGATATTGGCGCACCTGTTGGTAATCGTTCATTGTACAAATATGCTGGTGATATGCTAGTCGTTTGTCAGGATGGTGTGATTCCTATGTCTGCTGCTTTGCAGTCATCTCGTGTCAACCCTAAAGTAGCGATTACTGATAAAATTCAATTTGCTATCTCTGAAGCTGTGACTGATTACGGTGCTAACTTTGGATGGCAATTATTATACGTTCCTACCATCAATCAACTATGGTTAAATGTACCTGTTCAAGAGGGACAAAATCAGCAACAATTCGTAATGAATACGATTAACGGTGCATGGTGTAATTACACAGGCTGGAATGCTAACTGTTTAGAATTGTTTGAAGATAATCCTTATTTTGGTGGTAATGGTTATGTTGGTCGTGCTTGGTACACCAATGGTGACAACGGAAATAATATTAACGCATATGGCTTACAAGCATTTAATAGCTTTAACGGTGCTGGCACATTAAAACGATTCACTATGTCACGCCCTATTTTAAGAGCTGATGGTAACCCTGGTATTTATGCAGGTATTGATATTGATTTTAATATTAACGATTTGTCTGCTCCACTTACAACAACGCCTGTCAATATTGGTAAATGGGATACAGGTGTGTGGGATAGTGCAAATTGGGGTGGTGGCTTGCAAGTGATTCAAAACTGGCAAGGTATTCATGGTGTAGGTTATTACGCAGCACCTATTGTTAAGGTAGCTTCTAATAATTTACAAGTACGTTGGGTATCTACAGACATCGTAATGGAAGGTGGAGCAATCCTCTAATGTTGGTTCAAGGTGAACATGTAGCTCGTTGGGTCATGTCAAAAGTCGGTGCTTTTACCGAAGGCATGACTGCTTTAGGCTGGGAAGTAGATGGCGTAATAGTCGCAGGTACAGCCTTTGAGAATTACAACGGTAATAATATGTTTGGGCATCAACGCATAGATTCACCACCGCCAAGAGATTATTGGTTTCAAGTAGCAAATTATATTTTTAATCAATGCAAGGTTAAACGCTTCACCGCTACCGTTGAGGCAGATAACTACAAAGCAATTAAGCTAAACAAAAAGATTGGCTTTGAAATAGAAGCCGTATTAAAAGATGCAGGTCGTAATGGGGATATGTTAGTCATGACTTTGTGGCCTCATAACTGCCGTATGTTAAATTGGAATAAAGGATAAGAAATGGGTAAATCTTCAGCACCTCCAGCTCCTGATTATACAGGTGCAGCTCAAGCGACTGCTGCTGGCAATTTGGAAGCGGCTCGTGCTACGGCTGCTGCTAATCGTGTCAATCAATACACACCGTATGGCAATTTGGTTTATGCACCAACTGAAACAGACAAATTTGGCAATCAGCTATATCAAGTTACCCAAACTCTTTCACCAGCGGAACAGCAAAAACTTAATCAATCAAATGCACTTGATATTGGATTATTAGGTACTGCACAAACAGGTTTAAATTATGCTCAAGGGGTATTGAGCAAGCCTGGTGTAGATATGACTGGTTTGCCACAAATGCCTATCAATGCTGGCGAAACTTATTCTGATGCGATTATGCGTAGATTGCAACCGACTATGACTGCATCTCAAGCTGCTTTCGATACCAAAATGGCTAATCAAGGTATTGCTCCAGGTTCAGAGGCTTATGCTAATGCTAATCGTGAGTTCCAACAACAACAAAATGACTTGCTCACTTCTGCACAAATTCAAGGTATGCAAACAGGTCTTGGCGCACAACAACAAGCATTCAATCAACAAGCCTACAACCAAATGCAACCTATCAACGTTATTAACGCATTGCGTACAGGCACACAAGTTCAGAATCCTAACTTTGTATCACCAGTTCAACAAGCTGGCACAGCAGGTGCAGATTTGCTAGGCGCAGCTAACCAACAATATAACGCTCAAGTAGCAGCTACTAACGCAGCTAATGCAGGTGCTGGTGGCTTTATGGGTGGTTTAATGAGCTTGGGTGGAGCTGCACTTCGATATTCTGATGAAAACTTGAAAGACAATGTTAAAGAAATTGGTGCATTGAATAACGGCATTAAGATTTACTCATTTGAATACAAACCAGAATACAAAGATATTGCTGGTCATGGTACTCAAGTCGGTGTTATGGCTCAAGAGGTTGAAAAAGTCATTCCTGATGCTGTTGTTACAATGCCTAATGGCTTCCGTGCCGTTAATTACTCTATGCTAGGAGCTTAATATGGCCTTTATGGATTACATACCTCAATTTGGTCAAAACATTCCTAATCAAAATGTTGGCGTACAAAATGATACTACTGCACAATTATTATTAAAGCGCAGACTTGCTCAAGCTGATGCTTTACGCAATCAAGAAGCGCCTCAAGGTCAAATGGTATCTGGTCATTATGTAGCACCTTCATGGACTCAATATCTTGCTAATATCGCAAACCAATATGTTGGTGGCAAAGAAGAAGAAAAAGCCATGCAACAATATGGTGAATACGAAACAGGCAAACAAAAACGTCTTGCTGATGCTCTTGAGCAATACAATAAAGACATCGCTGACCGCACAATACAACCTGAACAACAAGCTCCAACCATTACAGGTTCAACAGGCGAAATGGCTCCTAATATGGGCATGGTAAATGCACCTGCTCGTACAGTTCCTGTATCTGCCGCAGACCGCTACAATGCTTTAATGAGATATAGCGCTGCTACACAAAATCCTGAATTGACACAACGTGCTATGTTGGGTGGTATTGAGTTTGCTGGTAAACAAGAAGAAACAGCAGGTGAACGTGCATGGCGTGAAAAACAAACTGCTAATGAACAAGAGTTTACTCGTATTCGTGATAAAGAGCGTCAAGGTTTTGAGCTTACCCAGCAAGAGAAAAACTTTGCTAATCAGATGGCATTGCAAAAATCTAGTCAAAACTTCCAAGCAGCTAACGCACCTCTTGTTTCTGTACTTGACACAGTTACTGGTAAGCCAAAATTGGTTACTCGTCAACAAGCTCAAGGAATGCAGCCTTATAGTGCAGCTCAAGAAGCTAAAGATGTTGTTAAAGTTCAACAAAAAGCTCAAAATGAAATTTCTGCTCAACAAGTATTAGACCAAGCTCAATTATTGTTTAGTCATCCTGGAAGAAAAGCTGGAACTGGCGCAAGCAGTTGGATGGGAATAATTCCAAATACAGACGCTAAAGACTTTTCTGTGAATTTGCAAACATTTAAAGCTCAAACTTTTGTTCCAATGGTGCAAGCTCTTAAAGGCATGGGTGCATTATCTGATGCAGAAGGTAAGAAACTTGTAGATTCTGTTGGTGCGCTTGACCCTAGTGTAAATGAAGCTGCTTTTGTAAGAAACTTGCAAAATGCTACTCGCACACTATATCAAAAAGCCAAAGCTGCTGGATTAAATGTAGTTGAACCTGACTTTTTACAAAATCAAACAAAAGCCGCAGCGCCAAGTGCTGTAAGACAACAAGCTGATGCAATTTTAGGATTATAATATGGCAAATGCTGAAGATTACGCAAGTTGGATAGTAGCTAATCAATCTAAAAAAGGCACTCCTGAATTTAATACTGTAGCTCAAGCATATAAAGAAGCTAAATCAGAAGAGTCTGGCGGAATTGATTACAAAAAATTATATGCACAAAAGGCTCAAGAGGAGCAATTGCGCTCTAAATTAAGGCAAGAGCCTTGGATTCAACGCAATATTGAAGGGGCTATGACTGCTCCATCTAATTTGTGGGAAGGTGTTAAACAAACTGCCTATGAATTAACTCATGCAAAAAATCCATTAGATGTTGAAACTCGTGGTATTCCACAACAAGGCTATGATACATCAAAAATCCGTGAAAATAGAATTATTGCTAGTGAAGCTCCTGTTGGTGCAATAACTGGGAACGTTGCTACTGCACTTCCTTTAGCTTTTGCTCCTGGTGGAACTACAGCTTTGGGTGGAGTTGGTTATGGCGCTTTATATGGTGCAGCTCAACCAACATTGCCAGGTGAAAGCAGATTTGAAAATATCGTTACTGGTGGATTGTCAGGCGGTGTAGTTCCTACTTCAACTGCAACTGCAAAAACTGTTAAAGCTATTGCAGAACCATTGACTGAAGCTGGTAAAGAAAGAATTATTGGTCGAACATTACAAGAAGTAACTGGCACTCAATCTCCTGAAGTTTTACAACGTCTTAAGCTAGCTAAAGAAATTATTTCTGGAAGCAAGCCTACGGCAGCAGAAGTGGCTGAAAGCGGTGGAATTTCAGCGTTGCAACGTGCTGCTAAATCAGCATTTCCTGAAGAATATACAGCTAGAGAATTGCAACAAAAATCAGCAAGAATTGGAGCTTTGCAAAGTATTGCAAAAGATTCAGAGGCTTTGGCTGCTTCAGAGAAAGCTAGAGAAGCTGTTACTAAACCAATGTATGAGCAATTTTCTAAAACTCATGTTATTGGTGGCGATGAATTAAATGATTTATTGTCAAGAATGCACTCTGCTGGAGCTTTGCAAGAAGCTCAAAAAATTGCTAAAGTTCGTGGCACTAAATTTGATATTCCTGTAATTGAAGCTCCAGTTTATGGAGAAATGGCTCAAGCTGAAGTTCCATCTTTAATTAAAACAGTATCTAAAATGCCAGAAAAGGTTAAATTAGAAAAAGAACCTATTGGCATTACTGGATATTTAAAGAAAACTGGCGGCATCAACATGAGTCACATCATGGATGTTACTGGTGAGAAAGTTCCTAAAAAATCAGGTGCCACAGTAGGGTTGTTTACTAAAAATGGTCGTGGATTAGATGATGCAGTTCAAATTGCTGTAGAAGGTGGATATTTACCAGAGTCAGCATTAAGCGAAGTTGATGGTGGAATTGAAACATTGACTAATTTAATTGATAACGAAATTCGTGGCAAAAAAGCATATCCTATGAATTATGATGCTTTTGCTGCTAGTCAATTAAAACAATATAATCAAACCCCACAAGAATTTGCAGAATTGATTGGCAAAGTTGGTGGCGTAGAAGCGCCTAAAGCCGCTGAAACTGTTGTTGGTAGAAGAATTAAAGGCGAAGATTTATTAAATCTTAAAAAAGGCATTGATGAGCAAATCAAAAATGCTCAACCTGGAAGTCCGTTGCAAGCTGAATTGCTTAATTTAAAATCAGATTACATGAAATGGCTTGATAATCGTAGCGCTGGATTTTTAGAAGCAAATAATAAATTTGCTGAAATGAGTAAGCCAATCAATCAAATGAAGGTTGGTCAAAATCTTTTAGATAAAATTGAGCCTGCATTAAGCGAATATGGCGCTTTAGGTAAAGAAACTGCTGCTAAATATGCAAAAGCATTAAAAGATTCATTGCAAACAGTTAAAGAAGCTACTGGATTTAAGCAGCCAATTGAAAAGCTAATGACACCAAAACAAATGGATACATTGCAAAATGTAGCAAAAGATTTAGCTAGAAAATCTAATGCTCAAGAATTAGGATTAGGTGCTGGCTCTAATACTTTCCAAAATTTAGCCATGAATAGCTTAATCAATCAATCAGCAACACCTAAATTGACTAATGCAACTATTAAAACAATTGATGCTTTAATTAGCAAAGCTCCTTTTGGAGTGAATTTATTAGCTCCTAGCAATTTAGTAAAAGCAGAAAATATTGCATTACAGCAAAAACTTGCTAAAGCATTATTAGACCCTCAAGAAGCTGCACGATTGATGGAATTAGTAAATAAACAACCTTCTGCAAAGGCTGAAATGATTAAAAAATTGATTCAAGGTGGAATGTTGTCTATTCCAGCTCAAAATAAAGGAGAGTAATAAATGTCACGAAACGGTTCAGGAACCTACTCATTACCTGCTGGTAATCCAGTTACCACAGGCACCACCATATCATCAACATGGGCTAACGGCACATTATCAGATATTGCCACCGCTTTAACGCAATCTATCGCTTATGATGGTCAAACAACCCCTGTTGCTAACCTTCCTATGGGTACTTATGCTCATACAGGCGTAGGTAATGCAACTGTGCGTACTATGTATGCTTCAGCAGCTCAAGTAGAAGATGGTACTCTAAACTATCTCACAAGTGTGTCTGGAACGAACACAATCACCGCCACAGCGCCTGTTGGTATGACAGGATATGTAGCAGGTCAAGTATTCCGTTTTATCGCTGCTGGTGCGAATACAGGTGCTTGTACACTTAACCTTAACTCTATTGGTGCTAAATCTTTAGTTAAAACTGATGGCTCTGCTTTGGTGTCAGGTGATATTGCTTCTGGCGCTGCTGTGCAAGTGATGTACGATGGCACTAACTTCCAATTATTGTCAGATGCTAATGGTGCTACTGAAACAGTCACTAACTTAACTGTAACAGGTACTTTAACTGCTAACAATGATGCTACTATTCATGGTTTAAAAGTTGGTACAGGATATTCTTCAGATACTGCATCTACTGTTTTTGGTAATGGTGCTGGCAATTCAAATGTAGGTGGTATGGGTGGTGGTATAGCTATTGGTTATCAATCAGCATATAATTCAAATGCTTTTAATATTTCAATTGGTTATCAATCTTTATATACAAATACTACTGGTGCTAATAATACTGCAATTGGATATAAATCTTTATATACTAATAACGCATCAAACAACACAGCCGTAGGTCAACAAGCATTACAAGCTAACACCACAGGTACACCTAACGATGCTTTCGGTTATCAAGCCTTATATAGCAACACTACAGGTTCAGCTAACGTAGGTATTGGAAATTCTGCTTTATATACATTAACAACAGGTTCAAGCAATACAGCCGTTGGTACAGAATCTTTATATACAAACTCAACTGGAAATTACAATACAGCTTTAGGTTTCCGTTCATTGTATGCAAATACTGCAGCCAACAATACATCCGTTGGTTATGCTTCATTGCGTAATAATACAAGCGGTACGCCTAATGATGCTTTTGGCTTCCAAGCTCTTTATAACAATACTACAGGTACTAATAACGTAGCTGTTGGGTATCAAGCGTTGACAGCTAATACTACAGGCATTAACAATACTGCTGTTGGTACTCAAGCATTATGGGGTATTCAAACAGGAACAAATAGTACTTCTATTGGTGCTTTTGCATTAAATGTAGCAACAGGTTCATTTAATACAGCTTTAGGTTCTGGAGCAGGACAAGGCGTAACAACTGGCGCAGGTAATACGCTTATTGGTCAAGGCGCTGGATATACGTCAACTATATTAACAACTGGTACTAATAACGTAGTTATTGGGGTAGATGCTCATACAGCTGGAGCAGGTGGTTCTGGTCAAATTGTTATTGGTCAAGGCGGTGTTGGTCAAGGTGATAATTATGTAACTCTTGGTCGTGGAGGCACAAACTACATTTACAACCAATTTACTACTAACGCTACTTGGACTAAAGCCTCTGACGAGCGCATCAAACAAAACATTCAAGACTTGCCTATCGGTTTAGACTTTATTAACGAACTTAAAGTTAAATCATATAACTGGAAGCCAAACAACGAATATCCAACAGATATTATTGGTTACAGCGAAGAAAATACTCAAGATACCGAAGCTGTAATGTACGGTATGATTGCTCAAGACGTTAAAGCAGCAATGGATAAATTGGGCTATGAACACTTTGGTGGTTGGAACGTGCGTGAAGCTGACGGGTTGCAAGGCTTGTCTAACGAAATGTTTGTATTGCCATTGATTAACGCAGTCAAAGAACTTTCTGCACAAAACAAAGATTTACTTGCTAGAATAGAAGCTCTTGAATCTAAATAAGAGGTTTCTATGCGTAAAGTTTTAATTGGTACTCCAGCGTATGATGGTCGTATTGATGTATGGTTTGCAAACTCTTTAGTCAACACGATTAGAATGACACCAGAAGATACGGTCATCATCCCTGTTTACATGGCTTATGATTCACTTGTTCAACGTGCTAGAAATGACCTAGTTAAACTAGCACTTGACGAGGACTTTGATGATTTAATTTTTATTGATTCTGATGTTGAATGGCAACCTGAATGGGTAAATAAACTTCTCTCCTATGACGCAGATGTTGTAGGGGGGATTTATCCTAAAAAGACTGACCTTCATCAATTCCCTGTTAAACCATTAGAAACAGGCTTTAAAGCTGAAGAAAACGGTTTAATTGAAGTAGCAGGATTACCTACAGGCTTTCTACGAATTACTCGTAAAGCATTAAAAGATGTTTGGGAAGTATCAGAAGAATACGAAAACGAAGGCAAGACTAATCGCATGGTCTTTGATGTAAAAGTCATGGATGGCAAGTTAGTTTCAGAGGACAACGTATTTTGTCGCAAATGGCGTGATTTAGGTGGGAAAGTTTACATTGACCCTTCTATGACTTGCAACCATATTGGCACTAAAAAATATCAGAGCAATTTTCAAGAATATTTAAAATATTTAGAGGGTGAGAATGAACGACCAATCGATAATTAACCTAGTTATGGGTACTGCCCTAGCCGTTATTGGTTGGTTTGCCAGACAACTCTGGGATGCCGTTCAAGACCTAAAAAATGACATGAAGGAAATTGAAATTGACCTTCCTACTCATTATGTTCGTAAAGACGAAATAGAGCAGCGCTTTAACAAGATTGAAGATATGCTTAATCGCATTTTTGAGAAACTAGACAATAAAGCTGACAAATAATGGAAGACGAATTCGACAAGCTCCAAAGATTGTTTGAATCAGTTATTGACCAAACTGTTGATTCTATATACATTAATGAGAACGATGACTTTGTCATTGAATTTTCAAACGGCTCATTAATAGAGGTATTCTCTGAAGATGGTGATTTGGGTATGTATTACGAAATTGGAGAAACTGACGAGCCAACCTTACAATAGGGGGTTATGTGAGTAAAACAATTTTCGTTCTACCTGATGTTCAAGCAAAGCCAGATGTTGACTTTTCGTTTCTCACTTGTATCGGGAAATACATAGTCAAAAAGAAGCCAGATATTATTGTATGCGGAGGGGATTTCAGCGATATGGAATCCCTTTCTTCTTATGATGTCGGCAAAAAGTCATTTGAAGGTCGTAGCTATCAAAAAGATATTTGGGCTGCTAGAGAGGCGATGGATGCCCTTCTTCAGCCTTTATTTGATTTTAATGATAAGGCTCGCAAGAACAAAGATAAACAATACAAGCCTGATATGCACATGCTACTTGGTAACCACGAGAGCCGCATCAACCGAGCAATTAACGAAGATAGAAAACTAGATGGTCTTATATCAACTGATGACCTTCCTTATCAGGACTGGAAGGTACATGAGTTCCTCGATGTGGTCATTATTGAAGGCATAGCGTTCTCACATTACTTCACGTCGGGGGTTATGGGCAGACCTATCACTAGCGCTGCTGCACTTCTTACTCGAAAACATATGTCATGCTTTGCGTTCCATCAACAAGGCCGTCAAATCGCTTATGGCATGAACGCTGCTGGTCAAGAGATGACAGCTATTATCTGTGGAAGTTGTTATGAACACGAAGAAGATTATCTTGGTCCTCAAGGTAATAACCATTTTAGGGGTTGCTACATGCTATATGACGTACATGATGGCAGATTCGATGAATTACCTCTGACATTGAAATATCTGAAAGAGAAATATAAATGAGAAAAATATCAATATGCTCTTGGTGCGGAACACCTTTTGAAATAGAGGATGATGAGCAAGAAACCGATGTATGCCAAGAGTGTATTTTTATTAAAGATGATGATGTCGGACTATTAGATGATGACGATTTAGTATTCTTGAAAGGAAAAGAATGACGCAATTGACGGAACATTTTACGCTTGAGGAATTAACCTTTTCTCAAACGGCAACACGCAAAGGAATTGATAATGAACCGTCAGACGCAGTTAAAAGAAACCTTGAAACGCTTGCTAAAGGACTTGAGCAAGTTAGAGCAATACTCCTTTCTTCTATACATATTAGTTCTGGTTATCGTTCTTCTGCTCTTAATAAACTTATCGGTGGAAGCTCAAAGTCTGCCCACATGGATGGATACGCTGCCGATTTCACAGCCCCGTCTTTTGGCAATCCTGAAGCTATTATAAGACAGCTCAAGCGCACGGGCATTAAGTGCGACCAATGTATTATGGAAGGCACATGGGTACATATCTCATTTGCACCTGAAATGCGTAATCAATTTTTAACAGCAACATTTAATAACGGTGTAGCAACATATCACCAATACAAGGAGGCAATATGAAAGACTTTATTTTAGCTCGTGGTAAAGAAGCATCTACATGGCGTGGTCTAGTAGCACTTTTAACAGCCGTAGGCGTATCTATTTCACCTGACCAAGCTGATGCTATTGTTGCACTTGGTTTAGCTGTAATAGGCGCTTTGGGTGTGTTTACTAAAGACAAATGAAATACCTTCTGTTAATTATAGATAGGCTGCTCGCTCTATATCAAGATTGGGCAGCAAAAAAGGAAGCAGAACATGTACAACAAGAGCATGATGCTATTGAGGAAGCTCCTGCTGATTGGTTTGACCATCACTTTAACGAGTTGCATGTGTACCATCAAGAAGCCGTCAATCCCCAAACCGACCCTCAAGATACAAAAGGTTAATGGCGGTATGTGTTTAGACGAAGAAAATACACGCAAATTAGGCGATTATATTCTTCAGTTGGAACGCTAGTATTAAATTAAAAAGAAAATCGATTATGGCACGTTTCTGTGCGTTCTAAAGGGTATTTATGGCAGATAAAGCAAACAAATTAGCACAATTATTGACAGATATACCTGCTAATCCATATACAGCTCAAAAGATGGCTTCTGATGAAGCTATTGCATTGTATGGAAAGAATACTGAACATAATGGTCCTGCTGATGCTTATCGTCATTTGTTATGGTCTGGCATGATGGCTAACAAATATGGCAATACACCAGCTCAATTTGGTGGATGGCTACATGAAAGTCACATACCTTTTGTTGGTGCGCCTATGGAAGCTGATGCTGAAAGACAAATGGATACAACTAACAATGAATATGGTCGTTATATTGGTCAAGATGCCAAAAATTTAGATGAACTTCGCAAGAGAGCCAAGATTTTAATTGATACAGGCATAGCTAAAACAATTAAAGGCGAAACAGACGGTTACTATTAGGGCGTTAAGCCAGCATAAGAGGATGTAGCAAGTTAGGATTTTTCTGGCTTTCACACTAGCATGCAGTAGCTACCAAATCTTGCCCTAACTTAATTCCCTGTCTGATTCTTGCAGACTGATTAGCTTGTTCAAATACCAAAGCGATTTTTGTAAATCTTCAGTTTTGTTTTTCTTTTTGAATCTCCAGACATACTTGATAATATTGGCAACACAAACAGCCTCTATCCCTTCCAAGCCTTCTACTGCGCTTTCAATAGCGTCTATACATTCTACTTTGCCTTGATAGTGAGATGGTCTGTGGACGCTGTCATATCCCATCTTTTCTTTATGAATTTCATTTAATTTTTCTTGCAATTCTTTACTTATTGGTGATGTCATAATGGCGCTTCTCCACATTCATTTAATAGTTCATCATACGTCAATTTTGGTTCTTCAGGCACAGGCACAGTTCCTTCTGCTGCGTAATCAAAGTACCTAATTGGCTGGCCTTCTTCATCTAATAGAACGTATTTCATAATCGTTTATACCCACGATATTTATACCATTCGTTTATTCTACGCTCATTCTTGTAAAAGCGTCTAACTTTTATAAACCTTTTCATTAAAAGCTGTGAGCCTCTAAACTTTATCGGGCGTAGAAGCAACTTCACATTGCACCTCGTAGTATTTTAACAAGATATTAAACCCATGTATTAGTTCTTCATCTGCAAGTCTATCATCAGCAGTCATGTAATCATTCTCATTCAAAAAGAACTCAATCATCTTCTTTTCTCGTTTAATCATTGCAGCCAACATAATATCGGTATATGCGTCATCAATCCATATTTTCATAATGCAACCCTTCGTTTCCGTTGCTACCCACGACATCCATACGCTTCTCATCCCATTGCGCTTGATTAACTTCTTCACGACAATCCCTGATGTACTCTTCTTCGAGCAATCGGTAAGTCGTATTGATTAGCTTTCCTACACGAGCTGGCTCATGGTCTTTAATGCCGTAAGTATTACAAATTAACCTGCCGAGCTTTTCTATGTATTTGTCATTCATCATCTTGCTCCAGTTTAATTTTGCCTATGTATTTTCTATATAGGTCATGTTCAATATAAAAATCCAATATCTGAAATTCTGGCAAACCATCTTTTGTTTGATACACATACAAATACTGTGGCTCTTTAGGCTGTGGTTTAATGCGGTATTCAACATTAGTTAATAACCATTCTGGGAAAAAATTGTCATTCCAATTAGACCAAACATATCTATCTAACGCTTTATCTCGTTTATATTCTCTAAATTCAATCTCTGCACCATCAGCCCATGCTTTTATTTCTTTTGCCCATTTATGCGCAGCCATTATATTTTTCCTTTGCTTTAATATAACTTTGATGAGCTTCTTCTGCTGTATCAAAAGTTCCAAGATATATTCTTCCTAAATTTGTTCTAATTCTTGAAATAAATTTTTTACCAGATTTTGATACCCCTAATATATTTAATAAATTATTTGTTCTAGCAAAATTCATATTTCTCATATTAGTTTCTCTAGTTACATCTCTTAAATTATCTATATTATTATCAGTTTTTATCCCGTTGATATGGTCAATTTCATTTTCAGGATATTCTCCATAAATAAATAACCATGCTAAACGATGAGCATAAATTGTTTTACCAAAAAATCTTATAGCAATATAACCATTTTGAAGAAATCCTGCTTCTGTTCCAACTTTAATTCTTCTATTTGGTGATTTTTTCCAAATAAATTTTCCTGTGTCTAATTGATATTGTAAATAATCTTGTGGTTTCATTTTGCATTTTCCTTTTCACCTCGTCTATTCACAGCTTTCACTAGGCGGTATCTAAAATGAATATCGCTCATCCCCATCCATTTAGCAACAGCCTTAGGTAGCCATCCGTTACTTTCAATAATGATGGAATAATTGCTGCAGATGTCGTTGCATTCTTTTTGCGTTAAATACTTTTCATCCTTTAATGATGTAATGGTATTAATAAAGGCCGTATTTAGATGGCCTTGTAGTTCTTCGTAAGTAAATACATAAGTATTGCTACTCATTCTGCTCTCCCAATATATACATGCGCCTCACGCCCTCTTTCTACAGTAATCGTGCAGCCATGACCCATCTCAATGATATGCGCTACGAACATGCCACAAATAAAGCTAAATGCTAAACATGCAGTCCAGAAACGGTCCATTATTTTTTCCAGTCTTTGATAAGCAAATAAAAAATCCAAGTCATGACAGCAAATAAAAATAATCCAAAGACAATAAACGGAGCTTTAATAATAGCAAAAGTAAATAGTCCAAATGCAACCCAACAAATAATTAATTTATTAAGAATTTCCATTTACACGCTCCACAGGTTTAGCAAGCAGCCATTTATCACCCATTTGCTTTTTAATCTCTGCCATTTTGGCTTGCATCTCTAACCATTTTAATTCTTCGATGCCTGTTCTTTGTACTGGAATGTAAGTCATAGTATCCTCGCTCATAATGTTGCCGAATCATAAAGTGAAAATGTAGAACCGATGCTAATTGCACCACGTTTCTTTAAAGGTGCATGGAAATAGTCAGCATCCTTATCGTTAAATAATGACACTTCTCTCAATGTGCCTTCAGGTAGTTTAGGTTCCCAAGGATTAAACATAGTACCCTGACCATAGTATTTAGCAGGTCTAGTCATTTCTTTGGGGTCTTTTAAGATAATCTCTTTTTGCACATAAGGCTTAACAGCTCTGTAGAATCTGCGTCTGCGACCATTAGGCGCATCTTTAACCATTTGCTTTTCCTCAAACTTCACATAGCCTTCCTCGCCTAAAATCCTGCACAGAACACTTGCACGAGAGCGTGATACGCCAATAATCTTACCGATGGCATCTGCATCTAGCCATTCGTCTTTAATTGCGTTACAGATGTTTTCTTTATTGTTTTCGGTCATCTGCAAGAGGCGTGGATTTGTGTAAATACTTTCAGTCATCATTATCTCCTTCAGCAGCAGCTCTTTTTTTGGCTTCATTGATTAACAAATCAAATTGAAATTTAGTAAATCTTTCTTTGCATACTACAATAAAATGTTGTTCAACACTTTGATTGGATATTTGTTTCTTTTTTTCTTTTAATTCAATAAATTTTTGTTGTATTTGATATATTTCCTGACCAATTAACATTTTTTCTTTTTTTGGTCTGCTGTTAATTATAGATTTTAAATATTCATTTCTTGCAGTTAAATTTTCTCTTTGTTGTTCAGGTGATAATTCATCAATTCCAGATTCAATCAAAGCGTCTAAAGACATTCTTCCTGCTGAAAATTGCATATATCTATTTGCGTTTTTATACATATCATCTCCTATAGGGATTGAGAGGTAGCGGTTAAAAAAATTATCATTGTCGTTAATAAAAGTTAATAAATGCTACCTCTCAAAAGGGTGGGGCTACTAACACGAGATTGGTTATATCAATTTTATTGTCTTAAGATAAAAAAGTATGCTTTCGCCCCATAAATTGTGCCTATGTTGCAGCATAGGGCTAGTGTTCTCGTACACTTCAACGAAGCATCACATAGTAAGGTAAAACTATAGGATAGTCTATGCTGCTTTGCTATTGTTTTCCCACTAATAGCTTGGGAAATGATTGACTAGCAGTCAATAATAACTAATGGACTTTTTTCCCAATCAATTTCAATTCCGTTTTTTAAGTTATATGCAGTTTTGTAAGCTACAATTTTTGCATATTCCACTAATTCATTAGAATTAAGTTTATATTCACCATTTTTATATGGCAAGTCACTTGCTGATTCTAATGCTAATGCTTCACTAAATGCATTCATAATTATCTCCTAGAACGGGATTTCCTCGTCTGGGTATTCATTCAAAGGCAATGGGTCTTTCATATAGCCATTAGCTTTGTCTGGCTCACCAGCAGGTTTCCAAGGCTCTTGAAATGATAAGCTAAAGAACTTACCATTCTTGCCTTCTTTCACCCATGCTGATACTTGCATAGGCTTGCCATTCACCATACATTTACCTGTATAGCCTGGTTGATTTTCATTTTCTTTACGGTCATTCTTAAACAATGAGCCAGAGTTATCACGTTGTTCGTATTGTTGTGCCATTATGCTGCTTTCTTTAAAGTTGAACGGGTACGGGAGTCAAGTAAGCTCCACAGGGCGATTTTATCCTCACCTGTAAAAGCCTTCAAGTTTGCTACTGCTTTATCAATGTCACCTTGAGCGACTAATTGCGTTGTTTGTTCAGCAGTCCATCGTAAGACTTCCTGCTCCTCTTTTGAGTAATGGTCTAATGCACCAGCTAATGGTGTGACCGCTTCAGGCTTTTTTACAGGTTCTTCCACAGGAATATCCTCCCCAGCGTAAATATATAATCCAATCCCATGTAATGCAATCGCTTTCGCTAGACATCTTTGCATAGCTGTATTGACTTGCATAGCGTTAGGCTCTTGGATAGCTTGGTTCTTGTAATCAATCACAGGTAGCTGTGCAGTCATCTTTTTACCAAATGCTTCTACTGTACAGAACACCATCAATGTTTTACCGAACGCTTTAGGCTCGTCATAAGACCAGGTTGCAAAAGGGTCGTTTTGTAGTAATGAATCAACAGCCCAAGCCCATGAGAGATACGATAAACCATTTTTCTTTTCGATATGGTCATTAACATTAATCTTTCTTAATTCATTAAATTTCATTTTGGAATCTCCATTAATTTTCTTATTGCATCAGATTGTCTAGCATTTGTAGATTTCAATAGATTTAATAGTTTTTCTAATTCTTTTACTGTGTACCATCCTTCTTCGACATAAGCAGAATATTCACCATAAGTTTTTATTTCAAAATCATTCATTCTCTGTCCTCGAATCTGTCACGAATAATTAGTTTAAGTGCTTCTTCATCTTCTAGCGCACGAATAAGCGGTAGTACATCGTTATTAAGCCATGTTACTTTGTTAATATCAATCTCAATGTATTCTGATTCTAGGTCACCAAAATACACAGGACTGGTTTCTAATTCGTAATCAATAGTAAGCTCAATACCGTTTACTTGCAATACTGTAATCATTATTTTTCTCCTGTTCCATGATTGGCAAATTCGCCATGAAGTTTAATTCTTTCATTTTCCATAAATTGCTTGGCCTCCTCAAGGTTGTCAAAGTATCCAAGATGTTTGTTTTTATGTCCATCAATATTTATAACTGCTTGCCATTTTTGTTTTGCTTTATGCCAGTTTACTCCCTTAACTCCAGAAGTATTTGTGCTTGGCGTTTTTGCATTTCTGCTATTTTCTGCACGGCTTACATCTCTTAAATTAGAAATTCTATTGTCATTTGGCTTGCCATTGATATGGTCTATTACATTAGGCCAATAACCATAAACATAAAACCAAGCTAATCTATGTGATTGGTATATTTTATGGTCAATAATGATTTGACTGTAGCCTTTATTTAACGTGCCAGCTATTTGTCCAATTTTTATGCGCTGTCTAGCAACTTTCCAAGTAAAAATACCTGTATCTTGGTTGTAATCTAAAATAGAGTGTAAATAATCTTGTGTAATCATGATGTGTCCTAACTAACATTGAGTGGGTATGTAGGCTTGTTAATGAGTTAGCATCAACAAATTGCTCGCTCCCCAGCGACCTACGGTTATATTAGACACCAAATCCCACAAAAGTTCAAATTATTTTTCATTTTCTTTATATGGTCCAACAACACACCATTGATTTCCGACCTTAAACGCTAATAACTTATTGTCAACACATTGTTGTCGAATAGTACGCTCTGGTTTACCTACTTCTTTAGCATATTCGCTAACTGACTTTAAACTTGATGCTGATTTCATATTTTCCTCTTTAAATTTTTAATGCTTCTTTACATTCTTTTATTACTTCATCAATCAATGATTGAAATCTACCGCCATCAATATGTTGTAATAAATCTATTGCAGATTCTAAAGCATTATTTTTAATGCTCATATATTCTTCCTCTCTTGCTACGGTTTCATACCATTGTTGATAACTCATTATTCCCACCCAAACAAATCAGCTAATAAAGCTACAATCACAAACACTATGCAGATTGCCAAAGCATACATACCAAAGTAAATAAGATTATCTAACATTTTCTTTCTCCTCTTTTGTGTCATTTGTTGATGTTTCCGCTTTCTGGCTATTATCGTGTGCATCATTGTCATGCTTAAGCTCCTCGGTTAGTTCACGCAATAATCTGATTATTTCTTCTGTAGTATTCATTCTAATGGCTCCATAAATTCGTGAATTGTTTGTTCTGCATCAAAAGCCCAAGTATATACGCCATTTTCATCATCAAATTGAACAGCTATGCCACCATTATCTTTAGGGAAGATTTCTACAATCTTACCTTCACTATAATCATCCCAATCATCTTCACTATATAATCTAAACTTCATACCAACTTTTAAATCTTTAAATTTAAGGTCAGACTTTTTAAATGGCCTTTCTTCTTCGTAGTCATCCTCATCTTCTTCTTCAGAACATTCTTTTTCGTAAGGATTGTTAAGATAGTATTCGTAATGTTCCATTGCTTGCCAACCTCTGCTCATGTTATTCTCCGTTTGCGTTGTTGATGTGGTCATTATATGCCGATTACGGCAAGTGTCAACAATTATTTTTAAATTTTTATTTATTATGAGCATATTTGATAATAAATAAAATTTATCTTGACTTTTTAGTCATTTTGTGCTATCATGCACTTGTCACTTGGTGGTGATTTATCATTCAGTAAGGCTTCACATGGACTCTGGCAGGTACTGACCTGCTCCACCAACGCTCCTTAAAAAAGAGTGAGAGTCCAGGTGAGGCCTTTTTTTTGGAGTAAAAAATGGCTGAAAAGACTTATTATGAAAAGCTAAAAGACCCCCGTTGGCAAAAAGTTAGATTACAAGCTATGGAAAAAGCTAACTTTTGCTGTCAAATGTGTTTTGATGATTCAACATCATTAAATGTTCACCATAAAGAATATTTTAAAGGACATGAGCCTTGGGAATATAATCTTAATCAACTAATAGTTTTATGTGAAGATTGTCACAAAAATCATCATGCTTATAAAGATATGTTAAAAAAAATAAGTTCATATTTGGATTATGATGGTCCAAATGATAGAACATCAATAGCATTTATGATAGCTGGATATTGTAATTTTGATTACGACTCATTATTTGCTGAAACAGATTGTGAGGATTGTGCTTGTTTTAGGGCTTTTTATGATTTAGGATTAAAAGTAAGAGATATTCATATTGATTTCCGTGGATACATAAAAATGTATGAGGATAAAGAAAATGGCTAGAATAAGAACAATAAAACCAGACTTTTGGACTGATGAAAAGCTCACAGAGTGCTCATTGAGTGCTCGTTTACTATTCATTGGCACATGGAACTTTGCTGATGATAATGGCAATCTAGACCGTTCAGCTAAACAAATTAAAGCTAGAGTATTTCCTTTAGACAATTTAGATTGCGAGCCATTGATTTTAGAATTGCTTGCAAAAGAATTACTAATTGAATATAGCTATGAGGATAGATTATATTTACATATACAAGGCTTTAATAAACATCAACTTATCAACAGACCATCAAAACCTACTTGCCCAATATATGATGAATCATTGAGGACTCATGGAGTACTCATCACGGAAGGAAGGAAGGAAAGGAAGGGAGTGGAAGTAAAGGAAACGAGAATTCCTGATAATTTCACAGTAAGCGAACGAGTAATTAAATGGGCTGAAAAGAATAAATATTACAATCTTGAAAAACATCTTGACAGCTTTGTATTAAAAGCACAGTCTAAAGGCTATAAATATATTGATTGGGATTCTGCTTTTATGAACGCTATTCGTGACAACTGGGCTAATATTCCTAATAACAATCCGAAAGCACCAGCTATATGATAGTCAATCCTAAATCACTATTACTAGAAATCAATCAACTATACGAAAGTGGGGTAGCTCGTGGACATACTACTGGATGGAGTAATTTGGATAGCTTTTTTAGTATTAAGCATGGCGAGTTTACTGTCATTACAGGCATGCCTAGCCACGGCAAATCTGAATGGCTTGATGCTCTTTGTGTCAATCTCGCTATTAAACATAATTATCGTATATGTATGTTTTCTCCTGAAAACCATCCTCTAGAGATGCACGCTAAAAAGATTATTGAGAAGTTTGTACATAAACCTTTCTTTGGTCAACGTAAAATGTCACAAAATGAGATGTTTGAAGGCATTGAAAAAATGAATCAACACTTTGCTTTCATTAAGCCAAAAGAAACAGAGTTTACGCCTATGCACATTATCAATGAGGCTTTACCATGGCTAGAGCAATCTACTGTGCAACCTCGTGCGCTGGTGATTGACCCTTGGAATGAGATGGACCATTATAGGCCAGCAGGATTAAGCGAAACTGAATATATCTCTCGTGTGCTTACAGAATTGCGTAGAGCTGCTAGAGAATTTAAGACACATTTATTTTTGGTGGCGCATCCTATGAAGCTATCTAAAGGACCAGATGGTAATTATCCTGTGCCTAGACCTTACGATATATCAGGCTCTGCACATTGGTTTAACAAAGCTGATAACTGCATAGCTATTTGGCGTAACGTAATGAATAATCCACAGTTAACGCAGGTACATATTCAAAAGGTTAGATTTAACTCGACAGGGCATCCAGGCGTAGCTGAATTGATGTATGATTACAATCAAGCAAGCTATGTATATGAGCAGGACTTCTATAGGAGCAAGCAATGAGTGAAATAGTTTATAGAAAAGATTTTGAAACTTTTGAAGTTCCTATTGGTGAAAAGTATTTACTTAAATGCTGTGATTGTGGATTAGAACATCATATTGTTTGGTTAATAGAAGATGGCAAACTTTACATGACAGCAGTTAGACTGGAGAATGAAAATGAGCTTTCAATTTAATAAAACTATGTGGGCTAAAGCCTTTTGCTTATATGATGGCAGTAATGGCGGTATTAGCTATCGTGTTACGCTTAAAGATGGCACAGAGATTAAAAGCGGTAACTGGAGTAACACTTACGACCAAGATGGAACGTGGATTATTCCTTACACCAAGCCAAGAATCGAAAAAGAAGTAAAGCAAGTGCGAGGCAAACGTGGCAGATAAGTGTCCTACCTGTGGTCAGATTAAACGCAGAAGTTCTGAACAAAACAGACGCTTGCATAAGCTATTTAACTTGATGTCTGAACAGCTTAAAGGAAAAGATGGCTTATATCACCCTGCTGCATGGTGGAAAGTAATGAGCAAGGACCAATGGCTAGGATATGACGAGTTTAATAAGCCTGATGGCAATACTATCTATGTGCTTCGTGCCACATCAGAGCTTGACGTAGAGGCTTTGACAGATTTTATGAATGAAGTAGAGCGTTATTGTGCTTTGCGTGGTGTATGGCTGCAAGATTAAAAGTTTGCAAAATCTGCAAGAAACAGTTTGAGCCTATGCGTTTTGCACAAATCTGCTGCGGTATTCCTTGCGCTATTGAACATGCTAATGCGTTAAAAGCAAAAAAAGAAAAGAAAGAACACAGGGAAGCCAAGGCTAAACTAAAATCAAGGGCTGACTATCTTAAAGAAGCTCAAGCAGTATTTAATAAATACATAAGGATGAGAGATGAAGCAGAACCTTGTATTAGTTGTTCACGACATCATGGAGGACAATATCACGCTGGGCATTTCAGAACTGTTGGCGCAGCACCTGAACTCCGTTTCAACGAGTATAATTGTCACAAGCAATGTTCAGTTTGCAACAACCATCTGTCAGGAAACCTTCTCGAATATCGCAGAAAACTCGTGGCCAAAATCGGAATAGAAAAGGTTGAATGGCTAGAAGGTAAGCATGAAGCCAAGAAATACACGATAGATGAGATAATTAAGATTAAGAAGCATTATCAACAAAAAATAAAGGATATGCAAAATGGCGGTTCCTGATTATTTAGAAGACCAAGAAGAAGAATACATTAAAGCTAGGGGATATACTTTTAGGGATTTCTCTGCCGAACAAGTGATGGATATGTTAAAGCTACAAGAGATTTCAAAAAAATGCGAAGAAAAATATCCAGCAATGAATTCATTTATTGATGAAATGTATAAGAAGCAAGGCTATAAACAGGTTAAATCTAATTCAATCGTTGGTGGTTATATGTGGAAGAAAGGTTAATTGATGGAAAGTAGTCAAGTTTTACATTATCTTGATATATGGCGCACTTGGATGAAGAACGACAACCTAAAGCTAGGATACAAGACTAAATCAAGTGGCTTTCTAACAGGCTCAATACATTCATTCGATGACCTGGAAGACGAAGTAGATAACAAAGCAGCTCAAACTGTGGATAAGTGCATAGATGATTTAAGCACGATTGAGAGAACAGCTATTTATGTAAGATGGATGGGGGAAAAGACATTGGTTAACCCTATTATGATTGACATGCACTATGACATAGCGTTAAGTAAACTAGCCAAGAAACTACCAGAACAAGGATTATATTGATGAATAAAAAAGACGAAGCAATACACAAAGCATTAAAAGTTTTAAATTGTTTAAATAACGACAGAGTATATGAAACTGCATGGGTGAAAGGTGCAATCAATGCCTGTGAAGAAGCACTAGAACAACCAGCGCAAGAACCTGTGGCTTGGCTATCTACAAATAGTAAAGCCAATGAAGTGATAAAAACTCATCAATCGCAAGGATTAACGGATGATGAGATAAAAGAGATATGGTTAAAATTGCCACAATTTCCAAATCATTTTGATATTAGTCGTGCTATTGAACAAGCATTAAAGGAAAAGAATGGTTGATTGGGAAAAAGAAGCCAAGTATTGGAAAGAGAAATACGAGCGCCAATATAATAGCTGGTTAAGCCTACGCACATGCTGGAATAAGCTAATCCGTGAGGTAGATGACCATGAGATTAGAATGATTTTAGCTAAAAAAGCAGATGCTAATAGAATCAAAGACTTATCAAAATAGTTGACAAATAATGCAAAAAGTGCTTGACAAAAAGTCAAAAGTGTGCAATAATGCGCGTGTAGGACAATTCCGTCTATAGGTTTTGTTCTAACATCTCCGTTTCGACCGTCTATATGGCGGTCTTTTTTTTGGTAATAGCGTGTAATAAAGAATAAGCAACCCTAACTAGCAAGGGATAACAATACCCATTGCAATAGCGTCTTACATTAAGAGATGTATTTAGCAAGCTAAAGCTAAATTGAAAGCTAAATCATTCGGGGATAGCGTAATCATGCTTAATTGCCGATTATTTGTGACTATCTTAAACACAAGCTAGTGTTATTACCAAAATATATAAAAGGAATTTATCATGCCTTACAATTTGCAGCAGCATAAGTTATTTGAGGCTGCCGCCCACTCTGCTGAAGTTGCAAAGCGTGTAGGCATCCCTCAAGAAACAGCAGCAAAAATGGCACATGAAGGTGTCAAGAAAAACCCAAAGAAGTTAGCTAAAGCGCTAATGACTAAATAATTTTATGGAGCGTAAGACCACTCTTATGAACATATATGGCACAGGAACCTACAAATACTAAAGACTTGAATCTTAAAGAGAAATCTGTAACCTATGGCGATAGACGTAGAGCAGAGCGTAAAGAGGCTTTAAGAGAGCTATTAGAGGGTCAAAAGTACATCCAAGCTATTCATAACACATTGGATATGCCTATTGCTAATGATGAGTTAGCTGTTGCCAAGTTCAAGACAGAAACAAGGTTAAAGCTCCTAGCTAAAGTATTGCCTGACTTAAAAGCAGTCGAGGTAAGCGCTGATGACGATACATTGGCACAAGTATATGGCTGGCTAGATGCAAATGAACAAGACACCACTTCCGTATAGACCGAGAAGTGCGTTTATGCCATTACACAATGGCGACAAAAGATGGAGTGTTGTAGTAGCTCACCGTAGGGCTGGCAAGACAGTCGCCTGTATAAATCACTTAATCAGAGAAGCATTAAGGACCACAAGGCATGATTTCAGAGCAGCCTACATCGCTCCATTTTACAAACAAGCTAAAAGCGTTGCTTGGGATTACTTCAAGTATTACACCAAGATTATTAAGGGCATCACAGTCAACGAGTCTGAAATGCGAATTGACTTTGCTAACGGTTCTCGTATTCAACTATTTGGTGCTGATAATGCTGACGCTTTGCGTGGTCTGTTCTTCGACTACATTGTTGCTGATGAATATGGCGATTGGAAGCCTTCGGTATGGC